GCCTGATACAGCCAGACGTCATTTAAGGAACGTCAAAAGGTATCCAGTGAGGACTGTAAACCGAGTCGAATCTGCTCGATTCGCTAGCGAAAGCTATGGGTCCGTCATCCCCGAAAGGAGACGTAGGAATGCCTTTACAAGCACCCCAAGCCTTAGCCCGCCGGTACCGAGCAATCGGTTTAAAGCCCGAAGAGTACATGCCGTTGATAAGATTGATAGACCGATGGGTCACCCATTCTGGTGAAGAGTGGACGGTCAAGCGGTTGAAGGATCTGCGCCAACTATACCTTCATTGGTATGGTGGGCTTCCTTATGCGCCTGAAACGCGTATAGCTCTCCGTAAAACGGGAGTCCCAGAAGGACCCTTTGCGGTTTTCTTTCGAAATCGTAGAGGCAAGCGTTGGTTCGCGATTGCCTGGAATGCACTTATGGTGCACACCAGCTTCGTGAGCGCGAAGGTTACTCCTACTCAAGCGAAGAAATTCCTTGAAGGTGTGAGGAGGGAAATGCCCTCGATGGAGAGCATGGTTCTACCAATGGATCTTGTCTCTCTAGGCGTTAAGGAAATCCAAAAGTTTCCGAAGGCGCCGCCTCCCATTGGGGAGGATCTCCTGAACTTTGTTCCAAGAGAGGCAAAGGAACGTAGTGTTCTTTCGAATCGAACACCAGAGGTGAATGCCATTTTGGCAGAGGCTAGCAACCTCACACAATGGTTAGGATCCTTTTCTGGGTTCCAGGATATTGTTACTGGAACCCTAGGTTCGGTCATGCTTCCTCGTCATAATCGTCTCCTCAGTGATGGGGAGTATGCAGGGAAACCTGTGATTGGGCATGTATCGGCTGTCCAAGAACCTGGCTATAAGGCCCGGTTCATTGCTTCTCCTTATCCTGCGGTTCAACAGATGCTTAGGCCTCTGCACCAATGGTTGGCGAGAATCAATCAGCATCTGCCAGGAAACTGGCAGTTTGACCAGTCTGCTGGCCTTGGTTGGGTACGCGATAAGCTATCCACTAATCACTATGCCTGCTCAGTTGACCTGAGTGGGGCAACAGACCATTTTCCACTTAAACTACAAACCCTGGTTTTGACAGAGCTTGGGGTGGATCAGCAATGGTTGAAAGCAGTTGAGTGTTTCTCAACTGCCATGTGGGTTAGTGGCCCACTTTCTGACGTCTTTAAACAAGTGTCAGGAAAAACATTGTTCTGGG